TGGTAAGACTTACGAACCGTACCGATCTTAGAACGAACGAGTCCAGGAGCTGTCCAGTTAGAAGCGTTTCCACGAGAGAAGTCGATTCCAACGTTAGCGAACAACATACCCCAGAGTGCACCTGCAGCGAGGTCTTCACCAGCAGCGGTGCTCAAACCACCTGCGTTAGGCTTAACCAACTGGAGGGTGTACTTCCATCCCTCTCCAACAGGCTCAGGGTCCTTCATGATACGCGCAAGCTCACCAGATTGTGAAACGAGCGTGTATGGGAAAATGAACCACTTGTCAGGGAAAACAACTTCGAACGGAGTGCCGTTAGCACCGACGTTAGTATCGGTAGAAGCGTTCAAAGCACGAACGACTGGGCGAACGTTAACTTCATGGGTTTTGACACGGTACTCGTACTCGTAACGATCGATCGAGCGCGTGTTGCCAACCCCTTCAGTCAAGAAGGAAAGAGGAAACTTCTTTTCTTCACGTCCGGCCAAGTGCGTAATGATGGGAGAAAGCTCTTCCGGCTTCTCCATCAGGGCATTGACCAACGAGTTAGTGTCGGTCATCTGCGAGTCATTGTAGTACGTCTTAAGTACTTGCATCAAAGCCATGATTGTATGTTTTAGAAATTAGAGTTGCTTAAAAAAGCGCGTTTATGTCCAGCTGATCTGGATCAAATGCTGTTTGCTTTCGACGCTGTGCACCCTTAGCACTCTTCACTCTCTCTTGGTTAGAGATGATGCGATCACGCAATCCGCGTGCACTGGCAGTCTTAGCTTTTGTTTGAATAATATCTTCCAGGTTGAACCCGCTGTAGAGCAAGTAGTCTATAGCCAGCTTGATCTCCATATCAGCGCTGTTATAGTCCTTGTCTCGTTGGGTCATCCCACTATCGTCTACGGGTGCAGAGATGTAATCAAAGAAACCAGCCTTGTCTCTGTCTGGGATTCTGATCCCACCAAATTCATTGCCGCCTTCAATGAAGTCTGCTACACCATCCCAGAACTTTGCAGTTTCTTCTTCTTGTCTCTTGTACTGTTCTTGCTGCTGCTCAAGCATTTGCTGCCTTTGCACCTTTTGAACTTCAGACAAGGAGTTCTTCGCAATCTGTGCCTTCGAGAACAGCTTACCTGTGTCCTCGTAGTCGTTGATCATCTCGTTGATGAACGTTTCGTCATGCCCCTTATGCTGGAAGTATTGATACAGCAAATTCTTTTGGGTCATGACATCGTTCTCGTGGAGATCGAAGTTATCGTAGTCTGCAGAGGGATTGTGTGCTTCAAAGAACTGTTGCGGATCTCCCCCAGCGAGCAAGAAGTCCAAATGCTTCTGAACTTCTGGGAATTGCTTAAACAGATCTTGGATCTGATCTTCAGCAATCTCCTGAGAGATATCCTTTACGTACTCGGTCAGGCCTTCTACAGTATCTGCATAGTCTGCTTCGAGTTCGTAACCTAGTACTTTCGAGATCTGCTGCGAGATTGGGGACTCGTCATCATTGTAGTCTTCGTCATCTTCGTACTCATCCTCAACAGTATTTTGTTCTTCCCGTTGTGGATAGTCCTCATCGACATAATCCTCATGATCCTCATCTCCACGCTCGTTAGCGTCTTCGTCGAGTTCGTTTACAGTTTCCTCAACTTCTTGAGGCTCCTGTTCTTCAACGCTATCGAGCCCTGGAGCTCCATCTCCGATGACATCATCGAAGCTTATTGCGCTGAAATCTAATTTGTTGCTTGGGTCTGACATGTTGCAAAAGTATTTGATTGTTTGTCTGCCGAAAATATAAAATTATCTTTTATATCTTCTATTACTATATAGCACTCCTCTCCGGTCTGTTAATCCACCATTTCGCCGAGAGCCTTTGATATCCTCCTCTAGAGCGGTTTCTAGCCCCAGTCCTATCCTGAATTGAGATGTGCCTGGCAGGAGTTTACTTAATCCCGCTACATCCCATCTATCTCCTTTACCGGTAGCTATATCATAAACACCTTCTCCTGCACTCGCAAGATCGTTTATTCTTCTAGCTCCACCTATAATACTATTAAGTCCTTTACCAACAGGCAGCTTGCTCATGTGAGAGGCAGCTCCCCCTACATCTCCCTCCATAAGTTTCTCTGTTACACTTGGAGCGTTAGCTACTGCCCATGTTGTTCCATAGGCACTGAGCCCATCCTTAAGTGTCTCTCCACCGAGTGCTTTTACTGGGGTATTTAGAGTTCCACTTATTACTCGTCCTGGTCTTGTATCAGCTGCCCAATTCATTACTGCCTGTCCTGGCTTTTTAGTAGTAGCTACCCCTTGAGACATTAGGTCCACTCCTTTCTTCATTGTTTGCCCAGCACCTGTACCCATAAAGGATTGCATAGGTGCACTCTGCATAAACATGTTAGTTGCATTGGTTGCAACGTTTGACACTCTAGCCTGTGTGTAATTTACAGTTCTAATTCCCCTACCTATAGGATGATATGGCTTGGTAACACTTGCAGGCAATCCTTTCATAAGGTTGAAGGTCTTGGGCATGTATGCAGGCACCATCTTTGCAAATTTACTAGTGCTCCCAACAGCTTTTAATCCTGGAACTGCTCCTAGTGCGTGTAGTCCAGCCTCTCCATAGTTACCTTCTTTTGCTGCCCCTACTGCATCTATTCCAGACTGCACCCAAGATGCTGGGTTTACAACCCCAATAGCCGTATCCATAGCATTACCTGTAGTGTTATCCCATTCTGCTGTTGTTGGTCTTTGTAGCCCATGCTCATTTACATACCTAGCAGTCTTAAGTGGGTTAGCTGCCATCTCAAGCATAGAGGTCTTTGGACCTTCATAGTTTACAGACTCTTGGCTAATGCTCTTCTGTGGAGAAGGAGTTGCAATAGGATTAGCTGCCTGCTGCTTAAGAATTGGGTTATCAGCTAACCCGGTTTCAGCCAGAGCAGCTTTCATCTCAGGACTCACCTGCTCTTCTTCTGACGGGTAGGCATTAAAAAACAGACCTCCTTGAGCTTTGTACCCACCCTCCTGAAGCCGTTCGCTAGGGGTTTCTATAACTGTCCCTTGACTAGGACCAGTATTAATTGCATCTACGCCGGGAGGTACGGACTCGTAGGACTTGACCAAATGTCCCTGCTCATCGTACTTCTTGATGTCAATGGGAACTTTCATCCCATGAGTATTGAATGGGGTATTAGGAGGCACGTTTGGAAAGGCCATCGATGCGTCCGTATTCCCGGCTGCGTGTTGCGTTCTTAGCCCATCCTGATATTGTTCAGGAGTAGATGCTACGTACGCGTCTGGGGATATCTCAGCTTGTCTGAAAAGATCTACATAGCTACCCTGGTATCCGCTAGCTTTTGCGGAATTAATAATCTCTCTCCTCTGGGCGTTCGTCATTCTCCGTTGGGTATGGTATCACCTTCTCTGTCAAGCGCTCTTTCTTTCAGCTGAATCTCTTTCTCTTTGATTTCGTATTCACGCATCATCTTCTCGAGATCGAGAGACAGCTTGTTCGTTTGATCTTTAGACTCTGCTGCAATGAGAGCCTTTTCAATCTCTACCTGCCTGTCTTTATCCTTATCAAGCATGCGCATCTGCTCAATCTGCTGCTGCATCTGCAACTGCTGTTGTTGCTGTTGCTGCTGAGCTTGTTGTTGCGCTGCTTCGAGTTCTTTCTGAGCCGCTTCAGCCTTACGGATCTTTTCTTTGATGCCTGTGTAGTTCTCGGTATCAAACAGATCAAGCACTGCAGAAGCTGGTACTCCATTCTGGATCATAGACTGAGAAAGCATCTTAGCTTGCTCGAGCTTGTCTTGATCTCTACCAGAGTCGGATACAAAGATTCCGTACTCGCTCTCCATGTACTGAAGCGAGTCAATGTCTAGCATTTCTATCGTGTTGTCGGGCATGACGTACATGCCTTTCTTTCCGTAAATCCAAGCTTCCTTAGAATAATCCAATAGGCCTTGGAGTTCTCGTTGCTCAAATCGTGAGAATTTGCGGAAAAGATCTTCAGTAATGTGCGATGACTGAACGATTGCTTGTTGGGATGCTGCTTTTCCTTCATAGGGTCCTATTCCTCCTTGGCGTTGCCTGTTGACCCCAGAGATCTTTTCCCACTCCATCATGATAGACTCTAGCAGCTGCAGGTACTGTCCAATAGTTTTGATTGACATGTCCAATACGGACTGATGCTGCGGGGATAACTGTATCCCTTCCTTGTTGTAGTCTACCCAAGCTATACCTGTACCTTCTACGAAGTACATAAACTTGTCCATGTCCCACTTCTTGGGGATCATGTTGATGTCGAACTGCGCAATGATGTCTTTTGATCTTGCGATAGCTAGCTCCATCCTATACTTGAAGATGTTGTAGTTGAGCTGGAATGGGATACCCAGAGAGACTAGGGAAATGTTTTCTGAATTAATATCAGAGTACTTCCGCCCGTTGATTGGGAGTTTGCAGCGGGATGGGTTGTCTAGGGATGTACGTTGGTTGGACAGCGGGTTGATGTTGATGTAGAATCTACCATCAATTCGTGTACCCTCCCACACTTCGTTCACCCACTCATAGCGGACTTTAGCACCCATTTCCTTCATCTCTCTAGGAAGTCGGAATCCTTCTTCTACAACCATCTCCTCCATTACCCCAGTCACAGGATCAGGGTATTCAAGGAATCCAATGCGCTTACGGCTCTTCCAGTATACTGTGATGCACTCTATCAGTCTATTTCTGTAGAGATTCTCGTCAGCACCTGATGCTTCAGCTCTGTAGAGAAGGTATGAGTCTGCTGATGCCTGTTGCGGATTCTCAAGCTCGAGTATCTGCTCATCAGTCATGAACTCACCAAATATATCGATGACCGTAGATGCGTGTGCATACTTACGGATCATAGCCCAATCTCCGTCCTCAACGAACTCGAGATCTGGGTCTTTGTCGTAGTCTATATCTAGCGGGTTAAGTATCTCGTAGAAAGGCTCGTTGCGTACAACACCTTTGTGCGAGTATACCTCCCCAGTTACGAGGTAGTGGAAGAACCCTTTTTGGAACTTATCGCTTACTTCCTCGTTCTGCATAATGTAGTTGATAGCAGACTGTACTTTAATGGCTCTGCGATCAACATAGCTTCTTTCGAACTCCTCCATTATCTGCTTTGGGGCTGGAGGCTCTTCCTGTCCTTCCACAGGATTCATAGCGTTCATGAACATCTGACTAGCCAGCTCCATCAGGGCTCTGTTCTTTTCCTCCTCCTTAATAGAGATGGAGTCAGGGTTCTTTACTGTAACTGTGTAGTTCAGTGGGCGCTTAGCCTTCTCCCCAAGCAGCAAGTCAATGATAGGCTTGATGATTGGGTAGTTCCGCAGTTTAGATGGGAAGTTCTGTCTTGTCTTGCCGTAAGGCTTCAACACATATCTGTAGTCTTGCTCGTCAATGACTCCGTTGTAGTAGTCGTAGAGCGACTTCAGGTATTCTCTTCTATCGTTTATCCCGAACTTGGAGAGGTTTATATATGCTTCTACGCATTCCTCTCTCCACTTCTTCCCCTTCTGAGAAAGAGGTATTCGTTGTCTAGGTAGTGATTGCTGTCCGTACATCCTCGCTAAATTATTGATATATCTTATCGAACCAGTCGTCTGCAGACCGGTCTTGCAAAATTTCTACCACCTCTCTATTATATAACTCTCGCGTGTGGTACATCCCTACCATAAACGCCATCACTCGGTCAAAGTTGCCTTTGTGATTGAACTTAATTAGCTCTTGCAGCAGAGCTGGATCGTAGATTTTATGCAGGTTTAGAGTGACATTGCCGTCCTCATCTGTGTGTCTTGGGGTGATCAACCAGTCACGTATATACAGTTCACCTTGCCGCTTACGCTGCTCAGTCATGTGCATACCGTACTGACGCTTTACATTTCTGGATCTGAGCTCTCGTTTATCGAGCATCTCAAACTCCTCCTGTAGCTTATGTAGTTTGCGATATCTTTTCGCGTAAGCAATAAGCTCCCCACGGTCGTTCTCGAACCCGATCTTTGCGTTGTAATACTCCCCGAGCATAAATAGATTGGGGTTGTATTCATCCTGTGTTTGTGGTCTGCCGACATAGCTTGCTACAATTATATCGTCTGGTTTAGACAGGTTATTCGGTCGTTTGATTACGTATGCAGCCCCAAGTGATTCATTACTTGTTGATTTGGACTGCGCATACGGGTCATGGCAAATTAGGTAGAGGTTGTGTGGAACGGTATCGTCTTTGGTTCTGTAGGGTGATTCGTAGACGACGACTGCTCCTTCTGTTCTGTCTCCTTT